TTTATAGAGCGATTTAGCTGTTAGCCGCGACAGGCGCGGCGGCAAGTATGGCGGGGTAGTGACTCCTTCCCCCTCATGACGCCGAGTTGCCAGGTTGACCATACGCCTAAGTGGCAACACCGAAGTGCGTTACGAGCTTCCAGTTTGCCCATCTTCGGGTGGGCGTTTTTTTCAGGGTTTTCGTCATGGTTAGCGACTTTGCGGCGGTTTAGAAACTGACCATTAAAGTAAATGCAAACGATGATCTGATGATGGTAGCGGCCTAAGAAGCCAGACGCCACGGGGTATGAGTCGTCCCCCGTCAAAAAATCGACCGCAGAGTGTCCCCGTCTGTGTATTAGGGAACGGGGAGGCACAACAGGTAAGGGCGCTGGTGTGATTAACCAGATGAACGAGAAGGGGCCATCTGTTGGTCAGCGTCCTTTCCTGTTGCGTCTTCTTTTCAGCGTAACAGCGGTGCTTAACAGCACTTTGGGTACAGTTCCACGAATTTACGGGTATATCCCGTCATGCTGAAGGCGCTAATCACGCTGGAAGCCAGGGTTGTGCATCCCCTGTTACCGAATTGCAGCCAGGGCGCGGTGCGCCGAAAAGCATACGGAGGTGGAAGCCCTCGCCGGAGACGTACCCGGCAAGTGATGGTGTAGCTCAGCGGTTAGAGCGGTTGACTGTTAATCAACGGGTCGATGGTTCAAATCCATCCACCATCGCCAATGCCGGTTTAGCTCAGTTGGTAGAGCGCCTGCCTTGTAAGCAGGATGTCAGCGGTTCGAGTCCGTTAATCGGCACCAGCACAACAGGTAAGGGTATTTTGCGACGTCGGAGATCGCCGAGCTTGGCAGAGGGTTCGAATCCCTACGAAGTACCCTTACCGTTGTGATGAATGCGCAGGCTGATGCGCGAAAGACATTGCAGCTATTGCGGAAAAGAGCTGTTCGGCGGGGCAATTAAACGCCCGTGAGAGTCTGAAATAACCGCAAGCCGGAGATCAGCACCGGTCATCACAACACAACAGGTAAGGGCATTCTCCCTTATGGGGCTTGGCTTAAATGCATCGAGTGCTCTTACCGTTGTGATGAAGTGCAGCTCTTTGAAGCAACCAGAAGATAAGCATCTGGCTTCACAACATAAACCGCAGGAACGACCAATAAACGGTAGTCCGTATGGAGAACCCCCCGTTGAGGAAGAGGCCTGGCCGGAACCGTAACCGGCACTACAACGTTGAGAACACTGGCGTAACGGGGTCATATCCCAATCTACGAATAAATGTTGCGTTGCAGCGTGACAACCAGTGTTCTCAACATTGTGGTGAATGCACAGGCTGATGTGCCGCAACTACAGTAGTGCGCGCTTTGCGGGGCTTGCTACAACCCTGTGTCGGAGTTCAGCACCGACCATCACAGTTTGATTCTCTGGCATGAGCATAACGCTGAAATAAGTCCAGTCTGGTGCGGCCCGATCACCCGCCGTTAGCTCCACGAAACGGAGCACGTAACAGGTAAGAGTATTCTCCTGTAACGGGTTCATATCCCAATCTACAGGTCCACCAGGAATGCTCTTTCCGTTGCGGTGAATGCGGCTAAGCGCACGCGGGGAAATGGTTATATCTGTCCATTATTTCTCCTTATTTCCCCGTCCACGGTGGATAACCAGCCAAAGGACACCGGGAGGCACCCGGCACCGCAACCTTATTTCCCAACCAGTAATGAGGTTAATAAATGCTCGGCATTCTCAAAAAGAAATTCCGCAAAGCGGCTGGCGGAGTCAAGAAGATGGAAAACCGTGATGCGGTGGAAGCGACTGTCTGGGGCGCATATTCCATTGCATACTCTGACGGCACCTGCGATGCGAAAGAAATTGCAGTATTGGAAAAAACCATTGCAGCACTTCCTGCCTTTGCGCCGTTCTCCGGTGAAATTGCCCAGATGAGCGCCAATATTCGCGCTCAATATGAAGCCTCGCCGCGCCGAGCGAATGCCCAGGCTTTACGTGAACTGGCTGACGTGTCTGGAACTAATGATGCGGTAGATGTTCTGTGCCTATGCATTGATATTGCTGACCAGGATGGCATTGGGGCAGAAGAGCAGGAGCAATTGAAGAAAATTGCCCAGGCTCTTCAATTGCCACTGGAACAGTATATCTGATGGTTATAAAAGCACGTCTAATTCTGGCTTTGGTTTTTCTCGTGCTATCTGTGCTGGTGGATTTCACCAGCACAATCCTGTCGGTTTTATCCGACGGGGCGTTGGTAGCAGTAGCTGTAACATTGGTATGGCCGATATTTAAACCAGCCTCGAAGGATCAGTGATGAGCTTCTGGGATTTTGCAGATAAGTATCCAATTGTTCTCATTATCATTGTTGCCATAGTTGTAGGCGGTATTGTTAGCGCCATTGAAGCACTTAGGAAACAGTAATCCGGCCCTTTAGCTCAGTGGTTAGAGCTGGCGACTCATAATCGCACGGTCACCGGTTCAAGTCCGGTAGGGGCCACCATATTTGGTTGTAACACGGCGTCTGGCACATGCGTCGTTAGCGGTCTGGTGACGTTAAAGGGGTTACCTTTTCCCCTAGCTCAGGCAACAAACCAGGTAGCCGGAATGTGCAAGTCACCGTTGGAGGGATAGCGGATACAGGGACTCACCATCCTGGCGATTCGGTGTGACAGCCGGGAAGAGTCCGGCGCATTAATCCTGATTTTCTGGTGATGACTCATATCGTTAGGAGTGATTTGAGTATGCCGATTATATCTGACATTCAGCACGCCCGGGTGGAGTGCTAATGTCTGCATCCCCTCTTGAATCCATGCCAAATTCCCTTAGTGCAGAACAAGCTGTACTTGGTGGCTTAATGCTTGATAACTGCCGCTGGGATGAAGTTGCAGATCGTATAGTTGCTGATGATTTTTATACCAGTGCTCATCGTGAAATTTTCAGTGAGATGGAGAGGTTATTAAGTCATGGCAAACCGATTGATTTGATAACACTTGCTGAAGCACTTGAACAGAACGGTAAATTAGAACGCGCCGGTGGTTTTGCGTACCTTGCGGAGATGTCAAAGAACACGCCCAGCGCGGCAAATATTTGTGCTTATGCGGATATCGTTCGTGAACGCGCGGTTGTTCGTGAAATGATTTCCGTCGCAAATGAAATAGCCGAAGCTGGATATGCGCAGGATGGCAGGGGCAGCAATGAATTGCTGGATATGGCCGAGCGCCGCGTTTTTGAAATAGCTGAAAAACGACAAAAGAGCGGTAGTGGTCCAAAAGATATCGCCAGCATTCTCGATGCAACGGTATCTCGCATAGAAGAGTTGTTTCAGCGACCGCATGATGGTGTAACGGGGCTTGATACCGGATTTACCGACCTCAATAAGAAGACGGCAGGACTTCAGCCGTCCGATCTCATTATTGTCGCCGCCCGCCCATCGATGGGGAAGACCACGTTTGCGATGAATCTCGTCGAAAATGCCGCAGTCCGTAACGATAAGCCCGTATTGGTTTTTAGCCTTGAGATGCCGAGCCACCAGCTGATGATGCGCTCACTGGCTTCTCTTGCACGCGTTGATCAGACTCGTATTAGAACGGGGCAACTTAACGACGATGATTGGGCGCGGGTTTCTGGCGCAATGGGTATTCTGTTGGACAAGCAGAATATTTTTATTGATGACTCAAGCGCCCTGACGCCGACAGAGCTACGTTCCCGCGCTCGTCGTGTTTATAAAGAAAATGGTGGTTTGAGCATGATTATGATCGACTACCTGCAACTTATGCGCGTCCCCGAGCTGCAAGATAACCGAACGCTGGAAATTGCCGAGATTTCTCGATCACTTAAAGCGTTGGCGAAGGAATTACAAGTACCGGTGGTGGCATTGTCACAACTTAATCGCTCGCTTGAACAGCGCGCGGACAAACGACCGGTAAATTCAGATTTACGTGAATCAGGAGCAATTGAGCAGGACGCAGACCTGATCATGTTTCTGTATCGCGACGAAGTTTATCACCCGGATAGCGAAATGAAGGGCATTGCCGAGGTAATTATCGGAAAGCAACGAAATGGCCCAATTGGCACGGTGAGATTGGCTTTTAACGGCCAATACTCACGGTTTGATAACTATGCCGGTGCTGACTGGCAAGAGGATTATTAATGCAATGGAATGAGGAAAAGCCGATGAACATCCTGATCATTGGGCGAAAATTTGAAGCCATCAGTGATGTGAAAACATATACGGAAATGTGGGCTTATAACCTGGCATGCGCCTTTAGTGAGGCAGGGGTAACATTGCAATACCATCGTCCATATTCCCCTGGCGTCGAAAGCCCCGAGGATTATGTTGAAGCTGTGTTGACTGCTGCGACCGCATGTTCTGCGAAGGCCATTTTGGCACCAGGATTGAGGTATTTTACTACGGTACCCAGGGAAATAGGCATGCAACTGTGTCGCCGATTCTCTGGATGGGTAGCCCAGGTATATGACGGTTCTATGCTGGATTCAGCACCAGTCGATATTACTTTTACTGTCCGCGATGATACCTGGCGGTACCTGGATAATCCCGGTCGGTTAGAGCGTCATAATCGCTTTAACAAACATGTTGGATGGGCAGCGAATCAGGAACTTTTCCATCTGGAAACCAAAACAGACGATGTTCTGCGTATTTTTGTAGACCACGCTGCATTTGATGTTAGTGGGTTTGATCACTCCTTAAGTATCCTTATGAACCTTCAGCGCCTGGCCGTTCCGTATGAGGCCAGAACGTTGACCGATGACGGATTGATTACCATTGATCCGGGGAATATATCGGTAACCCCATACAGACGGACTCCGGTACCAGCAACCGAATTTGCAGCTGAATTGCGTAAGAGTGACGTTTTTATTGTTACGCATCCCGAAAGCCTTGGATTAACTGTTCTTGAGGCGGCAATGTGTGGGGCGTTGATATTAACGCCGCCCGATTGTCTTCCGCCGGATCGCCTGGCTTTGGTGAACCATATGGTTATCAAGTCGCGGATTGATTGGGATGAGGTTATTGCTCGCGTTGATCGCGTGAAAAATGCTGAAAAGGTCCAGTGTCACACCTGGTCGGCAATCGCGGAAAAGATGCTTGATACGTTTATCACCCAGAAACCGTCGCGAGGTAACGGATAAAAACATTGTACCCGTGGTAACAGAAAAGCCCGATCGCCGGGCTTTTCTTAAGCCTTGACAACAGAGACTTGAGCGGCTTTTATGGATAGATTCCCGCTGGCCTCTATCGCCATACTTCCCCCCGCCTTCAGGGCGACATCCGCGCCTGACTTTATATCGAGATTTCCTGCGGAAGAGATGAATGCCGGACCTTGAGAAATGGCATATAACTCCCCAGCCTCGTTGAACCCGATTGTTGTTCCACTTTTCAAGTGCGTAACGGCCCAGGCTCCGCCCGCCGTCCGGACCTCCATTAGTCCGTTCCGCGACGAAATAAAGTCTTTTTTGGCGCTGGTTGATGGTTGTGCTGGTGCACCTTCGACTTCAGGCGGTACATAGCCTTCACCTTGTCCTGACGCTTCAGGCGGCACATTGGGAGCGCCACCGGATGCATCCTGTGCATAACCGATTATCAATGGCCATCGCGAATCTCCATTGTAGGGAAATTCTACCCATACTTTATCGCCGGGCAGAAATGGTGAAAACGTGTTTGCATTGGACAATATAGCTTCTGCCCACGGCAATGAGGCATCTGGTAACCCATCCATCATGCCGACAACGCGTATTTGTGTACGCATCAGACCTTTAGGGTCATCGACGCTTACCACTACAGCCCGATACTTCCCTGTCAAACTACCCATTCACCACTCCTAACTGTGCTCGGCTGACAAAACGGAAGCGGTCTTCGAAATGAGTCACGGACATCACTATCATTTTGTCAGGGATAGATTCATCGAGTTCTCCGTCACCTGCCGTGTTATGCACGACAATTTTCAGCGTCGTACCCGGAGTTAGCGCGGCATTTCCTTCCACCAGCATATCGAGGCGGGGGAGAATAAATTTGTTGTAGTTCGCCAGCGCGGTAGGATCGGGATTGCTCGTAAATTTAATGGGGTCTTCCTGGTTACCTGAGTAAACCACACCTTTGGTCATGTCATAACTGGCCATTCTGTAATTGTGGCGGCGCTGGTATTCATAATCGGCATTCAGGATGTTGAACTGACTAATTGTAAATCCGGATGTGTTGGGATTGGCGGACTCATAAGTAAGCGATGGAGCGGCGTTTGCCATTTTTTCCATACTTTTAAAATTGATCATCCCCCTGGATGCCCAGCACATAGAACCGGTATCCCGGGCTATCTCCTGCAATACCTTGGTCGGTTTTTCTCCAACATTTAGGTGGTATGTGGATGTTTTTCTGAATGAATCAGCATTTACCTTCAGACCAGGGGCAAGAGTGGAAACTACGGCTGATGGGGGCTTATCAACAAAATACTGTGCGCTGGTGGACGGAACTTTCAATAACCGCACCGGGTTACTAAACGCGTAAATCAGTACGGTATCGTCCTTGCGCGGCGCTTTAAGAACGAAGAACTCTTCCGAGAACAGGATGCCGCCATGACCTTCCGGATCACCAAGTGAAACAGTCAGTATTGTTCCAAATTTCACCCCCAGCTTATTGACCACGTAAGCCGTTGAATCCCTGACCATGAGCATTAGCTGGGGACCAGATAGCTCCCCGGGTTCGACATAGGTACATCCTACGATCATTTCGCGAGGGATTTCGTTCTGCCCAATTGAAACAGATTGCAGGAATAGCTGAGTGCGTTTTGAATCAGTTTCCGGGGCTGTGGTGGTCTTTGTGGCCATCTCATTCCTCCAGAATTTTCGCTTTTACCGTTATGGTGCCGGTGGTTTGCTGCATATAAGCCAGGATAGGAAGCTCCGCCACTACTGTGAGGTTCAATCCAACCGCGAACAGCCTGTTGTCGGCGGTGCCGGTGGTCAGATCCTGAAATGCGATTGATTTTTGCCCTTCTATGTAACAGGTAACCGGTATCTCATAACCGCCGACATTGGCAGTGTGAGTGAAAGATGCCTGCCCGAGGCTGGCATACATTCGTAGCCAGAATGCTAATGCAGTTGTAACCATCCCAAGAGATTCCTTCTCGTCACTGGCTATCCATAGCGAATATTCCAGTGAGAAAGGGATAGTCGATACCAGGGCTTCAATCTCATCATTTTCATTGGTGACATGCCCTTCATCGTAATTATCCCGGCACAGTTCACCCTCATAAATTGAAAATGCGGGAGAACGAGACAGATTCACAAGCGGCATTGCCAGCTTATTTACCGGGCCAGCAGAGGCTGTATCTTTGCGCCCGGCGCGATCGGCTTCAAATGACGACAACCACTCCTTCACATCACTAAAAGTGCCGAGCGTTATGCGATCTCTTGGTGTGCGTTTCAGGAACTCCCGGAACGACTGGTTAATGCGATCATTAAAGCTGACAACTTGTGAGTCGAACGCTTCGTTTAAAGCCTGTGCGAGCGCCGAATCAATGCCATCAATAGTGGCAAATTCCAGCTTACCAGTTGGAGTAAGACCTTTTTTCTTAAAGATGGCCAGTAGCCATTCCTGATTATTCAGAATCACCGATGAAATTCCCTTCAAAGGCGCGTGAAGGCACGCAATAAAACAAACTGCCTACCCTGGCAGTGCCGTAATTGAATATTTTATGGATGTACCAGAAGCGGCGAATGGTTGTGCCGTCTGACAGCTGTTCCAGCCATTCGAGCATAGAACCCACTGGCACATTGACGGCAGCTAACCGAAGGATTAAAGCACTGTCGCTAATTCCCGTATTATCACTGCCGTCGTATAGCGCGTAGAAGGCGTCCATCTCATCCGGGCAGTCGAGGGCCGTTATCAGTTCTGGATCCTGATAGTCATATATGCGTTGGTTCGGTTCTATTATTTCAGGTGCCGTTTCAGGTGCATTTTTGTTTCTGTAAGGTATTGCGCGATACAGAACTGCATCGAATGAGTCAGGGTCTAGCTTGATTGCTTTGAGCCAGTCCATCCGCACAAGGTTATTAAAAACTGCATGACCTTGATAACGGTGGCGCACACCAGAATCACTAAGCAGGCCGTGATCCAGATTGGGAAGGTGATTGTCCTCCACAGGATCAACAATATTACCAACGTTAACACCATCGGTTTCGATTTCAGCATCAATATCTTCCTCTTCAATCAGTTCAGAACCTTCGCCTGGAATATCCGGATCCGATTCGGTGTCCGGGAGGTTATCACCAGTCACTTGTTGTGATGGTTCTGTGTCCTCAAACATGTCATCAAAGAAACCAGCCATCGATTATCCTTTCCGTTTACGGGCTTCGTTAATTTGTGTCTCAAGAATGCTTCGCGCCTGCGCGGTGGCAGCGGCCTTGTCCATTCCCTGACTCATGAAAAACTTTATGAGGTTGTTCGCCTGCGTTTGCAGGGCTTTTTTGAGAGCGTCGGCTTCAGCGCGAGCCTGGGCTTCCCTCACCCGCGAGGCTTTTAGTTCGGCATTCTTCCTGTTTGCCGTGGTGCGAGCTTTTTTTAACAACCGGCGAACGTTGTCCGTGGCGCTATCTTTGGCGCGTAGTTTTTTGCCTAATGCATCCTGAGATTTCAGATATAACTCATACTCACGCGCCGCTTTAGCCTGATCCGTCGTTGTTGTCCGGTTGCGCGCGAGCGATTTAGCCAGTTCGCCTTTGAAATAGGTTGTTGTCTTCCGCTTGTCATCGCCGAAGGCCACCTGTTCAGCTGCTTTTTCTAGGGCAATAATGATGGCCTTGTGCCATGTGGGAGACTGAAAACGCGTCATAGCGTGCAACACATGTTTGCAGGCTACACCAGTCAGATCAGGGTTGCGGATTTTGGGGAATGCATACTCTTTTGGCGGCGCGACAGCATAGTTACCAGCCGTGGCCATATAACGATACCAGTATTGATGGCGTCCACAATCACAGTCGAAAGATACCCGGCCCTTGCAGAGATCGGCAGCGATTCGGGCTTTTTTCGCACCGTCTTCAGCAATTTCCTCAACGGCTTTATCCCATTCCTCAAATCGAATTCTGACACGGTGATGCTGGTGGACCGACTCATCCGAGGCATTAACAGATATCAATGCAAGGTTGTGTTTTAGCCCGAGGAATGTCGCGGCTTTGATCCCTGTGCCATCAGAAACCTTGTTGTTAGCGCGTTTTATATCAATGCTGGTGGACTGCGCCACCAGCTGAGCATAGGTAATGCCGGGTACCGTGCTCTTGAATTTGGTTTTATGAGCCTGCCTTGAGGTGTTGAAACTGCGTATATCTTCGGGCGTAAAGTAGGTGCCATCTTTCTTTTTCCCAAGGCTGAGGAATGCCTCAAGTTCGCGGTTACGCATCCCCATAATCCTTGGGGTGAGTGTACGTCGCGCGTTTCGCCGATTCTGACGCTGCTGTTTACGGATAAGATCGAAGACCTTGTTAAAGTCTTTTGCACTTAATCCATCAGTCTGATAGCGACCAAGGTTGTCGCGAGCATATTCAGTTGGCATTCATTTCCCTTACGCAATGGATAATGTCCCTATTACCTGGCCGTCGTATTGGAAATGGCGAATCATTTCGCGGATCCAGGTGGCAGGTGGGAGTTTTAATTTTTTGCCAACAGTCATACCCTGAGACTCATCCTCAAGCCCGGCGGCGAGCGTCACAACCCAGCGTAGCTCTGCTATGCCCCACATACGGTAAGCCAGCAAATCCGGGCGATATTGCTCATCGGGAAGAACGTAATAAATCGTCAGATTCTTGTCGTTCGATTCACACATAAGCATCACCTCTTTGCGTAGCTCTGCCCTGAGTATTGGATCGGCTATGTTGCGGTCGTCATACCGCGACAGAGGATATTGCCGGGTGCTTTGGGTTGTAGTGATTGATGTAGCCATAGTCAGCCTGCCAGAAATAGATGATGGTGATTCTACCGCTAGTCATTTGTTGATTATTTAACTCAATAAAAGAAAATTATTAGTGCAATTTTGATTGTGAAATGTATCATTCTGCCCTTAAGTAGGTTCTTCACGAGGAAACAAAATTGGCAGAACGTGTTGATGATGCAGAGCTGAGCATGAATCAGTTAGAAGCTCTCAAAGACATGGCCATCGATAACATCAGAAAGCAGGCACAGGTCGTGAGCCAGGTATTTACAGGGAAGTGTCGTTACTGCAATGAATCGATTGAATCAGGCATTTATTGTGACGCTGAATGTGCGCAATGGCACAGGGAAGAGCAGGCTGCAAAACAGCGTAAATATGGCATGCGACCGGCAGGATTTGACTGATTATGTTGCGCTTTACTGAGGAAGAGTTTCAGGCTTTTAGTGAGCGTCGAAATAAGGGGCGGTCCAGGCCAAAAACCAAAAAGGATCCATTCTTATCGCTTGCGCCGGTAAAAGAAGTTTCTCCACATGCGAAGGCACTTGCAGCACTGGCAAAGAACCCCGACCTGCGCGACGGAAATTGCGAGCACTTCGAGCAGGTTTTCATTTTTGATTACTTCGAACGCAAGCACCCTGACATCTATGAGCTGTTGCATGCAACGCCTAACGGAGGGAAACGTTCAAAAGCAACCGCCGGGAAAATGAAGGCTGAAGGGCAGAAAAAAGGTTATCCGGACATGAGTCTCGATAAAGCATGCGGTATTTATCACGGCATGCGAATTGAGCTTAAAGAACCAAATGGTAAAGCCCCGACGAAAGAGCAGATCGCCTGGATGCGCAGGCTTAGAGAGGAAGGTTACTACGTCGTTCTTGCGTATGGTGCAGAACAAGCGATAACCGCCATCCTGGAATACATGAGCCTTAAAAAGGGTGAGGCTATTGAGCATGTATTGAACGGTGACAAGTGGTTGTTCGCTACGTGAAATAATAAATTAATTAGTGCATATGTGTTCTTTGATACAGCGCACATTAACATCGGGAGAATAATCGTGTCATCCAAGGCTAATTATGAATCGCTGGCATCGATCATGCCGCGTAATGAACAGGAAGCAGATGCTGTAGTGGACCCGGTAATCGCTGAAATGAATGCTCGCCTGGAGGCTGAATTTGCAGCTGAGAATGAACATACCACCCAGGGCGACTAGGACTGTTTTTTGTGTCGGTAGCGGTCCGTCACTCACTCGTGAGGACTGTGCTGCTATAGAAAAAACTGGCTGTTCAATCATCGCGGTTAACAATTCCTGGCAGATGTTCGATGACATTTATGCCTTATACGCCGGTGATTTGTCATGGTGGAAGCAATACGGATCCACCATACCGGGAGGGAAATTCCGCAAAGTGACAGCCAACCTGGCGGCGGCGAAATCATTTTCGTTGGAGTACAGGCGATATTGTGGACCGGCGGAAGGGGTAAATAGCGGCGCGCAGGCTATCAGTCTGGCTGCTGAATCAGGGGCTGAAGTAGTTATATTAGTCGGCTATGACTGTTCTCTGCAAAACGGCCTTCATTGGCATGGCGCGCACCCTCAAGCCCTACGGAATCCAACGCAGGTGTCTATTTCAAAATGGCAACAGCAGTTCCTGGATACCCGCAAAAAACACGCAGATTTACATATTTTGAATGCAAGTAGGAGCAGTGCAATTCAATGTTTCCCAAGAATAAATTTAGAGGCAGTGATCGCGTTATTATCGTCGGCAGTGGCCCAAGCGCCGCAAACTTTGTTGCGCCGCGCGGAGTGCCGATTATAGCGGTCAATGGGGCCATCGACTGGCTGAACCGCGCTTCTTATTTTTTCACACTTGATCCATCGCCAGACAATATGCGGCGCGTTGGTCGTGGCCGCCGTCGCCGTGGTGTTTGTTATTGCATGGCACTACCCGATGTTAAAGAACGTGAAGTCAGAGACGGCGTTCTGTGCTTCCGTCGTGTGGCTGAACGTGGCATGGAGCCAAAAAATATGAATTCTCCCGAGTGGTGGGCGTGGCGCTGGTCCGCACATTTCGGACTTTGCGAAGATGAGAATGAAATTGCCAGCGGCAATAGTGCATATGGCGCTCTGAACCTGGCTTTCCATATCGGATTCAAACATGTCGCCCTGGTGGGCGTTGACGCTACACAAGAACCACGCGTTCACTCCGGCGGCACGCCAAAAAATCTAAGTCACCTGCCTTTGTTATTCCAGTCTGCGCGTGAACAGATTGACGTTGTTTCATGCGGGAAAATGGGAGGTATTCCGCAGATGACTCTTAAAGAATGGCTGAAGAATACATGATGGCACCCACAATTTATCACCGTATCGACGGTACCAAATACAGGAATGTCTGGGTTGTTGGTGATCTGCATGGTTGCTACACCAGACTGATGTCCGAACTCCATCGTGTGGATTTTGACCCGGCGCAGGATTTACTGATATCGGTCGGCGACCTTATCGATCGCGGTACTGAAAATGTCGAATGTCTGGAACTATTGCAGATGCCCTGGTTCAGGGCAGTGATGGGGAACCATGAGCGGCTGATGATTGATGCGTTAAGTCCAGATGGCAACGTGAATAACTGGCTAATGAATGGCGGACAATGGTTCTTCATGCTGGACACTGATCAGGAAATATTAGCCTGGGCGCTGGTGGAGCTGGTAAAGCGTCTGCCCTATATCATTGAGTTGAACACCGGGCAAGAAACTATCGTTATAGCCCATGCCGACTATCCGGATAATGAATACCAATTCGGTAAGGAGGTGCCGCTTTTCAACGTTGTCTGGGCGCGCGAGCGTATCAGTGATTCGATGGATGATATTGGTGGCGAAATTTCGGGCGCAGATCGTTTTATCTTTGGTCACACTCCGGTGAAAAGCCCGAAGACATTCTGGAATCAGCAGTATATCGACACTGGTGCCGTATTTTGCGGAAACCTGACATTGATGAAAGTGAAAGGTGATGGTGCAGCATGAAGATTGCTTTAGTTTTTCGCTCTGGTGGTGACTATAACGCTTCCGATGTGCAGTGGCTGGTTAATCAACTGCCAAAAGGCTATGAAATTATTTGCCTGACAGACCTGAAGCGTTTACATGTACCTGGCGTCAAAGTTGTCCCATTGATCAACCAGTGGCAAAAGTGCCGTGGCTGGTGGGCGAAAATCGAGTTGTTCCGACCGGATATAACAGATGATCTGTTCTATCTGGATTTGGACACAGTTATTGCCGGTGATATACGCCCAATCCTTGAGAATCCACCAACCAGCTTCACCATGCTTAGGGATTTTTACCATCCACAATATCGTGGTAGCGGTGCCCTGTGGATACCAAATAGTGTAAAAGCGCATATCTGGAGTTCATTCTGGCAAGATCCGGAAGGTTGGATTTCTCGTTGTGTCACTACTGAGTGCTGGGGTGATCAGGGGTTCTTACGGAAGGTTATGGGCGATGATACACCAGCATTTCAGGATCTGTATCCAGGATGGTTTGTAAGTTACAAGGCCGATGTTGTGGAACCTGGTTCAAAATATGCGAGCGCGCGTTACTCCAGGGGGAATGGGGCATTACCAAAGGACTGCCGAATAATCTTTTTCCACGGCAAACCGCGACCTCGCGAAGTGTCAGAGGATTGGCTTCCCCTTATTAGCTCGTTTTTTGAGCGAGAATCAGAATAATATTGCTCTAATAATTCCATATTTTTAAAACGTGATGTACACTCATCACGTTTTTTATTAGAGCAATCTACAAGGTGCACTATGTGGCCATTCCGACGGAAATATCACTACTGGCTGATCGCCTTTGTTACGCCGACCGGCGGTATCAGGCATGTCATCACCAGGTATCGCAACAAGAGACTCACCTTAGCCAGAATTTTACAGGCTGCCATAGGTGAGGGACTGGATACAAATTGCGTAGTCCTTCCTCCTTCATACTTAGGAAAAATGACCGAAGCACAAGCTAATACGGAACTTTGAAATGAGCACTTCAGCACAAAACCAATCAATCGAAAATGTATCTATCCCTGATGTCCTGAATGCCGGTATCCCGGCCATTATCCAGAACATCCGGGCCGCGCAACGCCGCGTTAGTTGTGATGACCTCACAGCACGTTTTTTTGATAATGCGGTTCAGTCAGCGGAGATGCTTCACGCACAGCTTATTGATGTTTATAACGCAGAAGCTGATAGCCATAACTCCCTGGTAGATGCAGCTGAAAATATGCAGTTGGATCTCGGTCTGAAGGGTAAAGAAATTGAAGAGCTTCAGCTGCAAATTGAACATTTGAAACGCCAGCAACAGGACGCGATCGACGATGCGACGCATGACGCCAACCAGCGTGCTGATAATGCCGAACGTATAAGCATTGAGCTGGAAACAAAACTCAATGAAATGGCCGCGATGGTTGAACTGCGGAACTCACAGATTTCAACGCTAAAATCTCAATATAAAGAGATCATGAAACTTGATCCTTTTAACCTTGAGAAACGCTATAACAAAGCTAAAAGCGAGCGACAGGAACTGCGTAAGCAGGTCGCCGACCTTAACCAACAGCTCAAAAAAACTATTAAAGATGCAAGCGAAGCGCGCGTGGCATTTGCTAATAAAAAAGCAGAGGTTACCGCGCTGGTTAATGAGAATGCCAAATTTGCGACGCTCAAGAAGGAAATGTATGGCATTACTGAGCGCCGTTTCCCTGCAAGCAAACTTCATCCGACGTTAGGGCAAATCTCCTTCTTCCCGCGCCTCCTGGCTTATGGGATCTCATCGCCTAAAGAGTTCAATAACGAGCGTCCTTATATCGTTTCTAAGCTGGACTTTGCTTATCAGTTCTGCTGCGACATGGGCTATGCCATTGATATCCGGATCAACGAATGGTTGATGCCAAACTTCCAGCCGTTGGCCATTTTCCGCGAGTTCCAGCCGGAAGGTTGGGTAGAGTTCTTCCATGAATTGATCTGTAAAGAGATGGAAAGCCGCCGCCCGGAACTGGTCCGTCGAGTTGAGTGGGCGCAAGAGGTTATGTTGGCAGAGGAGCTGCCGTTCGAACCGGAATTCATTGATGAACTGGCCAATAAAGGGCTGCATAGCCTATTTGATGTAGTTACCCGCCGTCATGAGCAGTTGGTTGTTGAATTGGGTTTAGAGGAAACTGCGGCAAGAAGACTTCTCGATGTTTGCTATGCACGTAGCGATGCATGGGAAAAAGAGAACGGCGGCACTATTTACGTTCGCTGATAGTTACAGTGTCACATTTAATGCTGGTGGAGTGCGCCCACCAGCATTTTTTTCGTCCAATGAGGAGGGCATTTGAGTATTTTCAATAAACACGCACACCAGGAACGTCCGTACATCGTCATAGTAGATATTGATGGGACGATATCAGAGGCAACGGAAGACAGGCTGCATTTACTTCCACCACCTGGCAAAGGTGCATTAACAGAGCACTGGAACGAGTTTAACCTTGCCTGTGACACTGATGCTCCCATCACTCCAGTTATTGATATGGTGCGCCAGTTGTCCGGCATTTACACCCTCTGGTTTGTAACCGGGCGCTGTGAGATAGCCAGGGATAAAACACGAGCCTGGTTGCGTAAGCACGTAACAAATGGGGCTGAGCCTTTGCTATCTATGCGTCCTGCCACCGATGACAGAAATGACGGTCCAGCAAAGATTGATCTCCTGAAGAAAATTGGTCTAAGTAAAATTGCGTTCGCGCTGGAAGATAAGATTGAAGTGGCGCGTGTTTTCAGGAGTCACGGCGTACTTACGTTAATGGTCAGGGAGTATGAAAACGCGCTTCTCCACCAACAATAATTGCTCTAATAAATCTTGATTTTTAAAACATAGAAAGTGAAAATAAAAACATGCCGCAAGGCGCGGCATGTATCCAATCAATCACAGGAGCTGAAAATATGAACACGGCATTCAAAATCATTATGGCCGCGATCTATTTCTGGCTGTTCTCTATCACTTTTGGCGGCATCGTCGCACATGGGTAAGGGGGATGCATGAAAGGCGAAGTGAAAGAGCGCGGCATGATTTTTAACGATGAGATGGTCCGGGCCATCCTCGAAGGAAGGAAAACGCAGACGCGGCGGATAATGAAAAATCAGCCTGCGGAAGTTGGTCCAGAAGCACCAGTGATGGTTAGAAAAATTGGTGCAGGTTTTCAGTGGTACGGGGCTGATGGTGTAAGCAGTGTTTTCAATTGCCCCTTTGGTATCGTCGGCGATCGAATTTGGGTTCGTGAAACATGGGCGATATTAGGCAATGAAGATGGTTGCAGTGTGGACTGGAACGACAACCTTTGTCGTGGCGATGAGAAGAACGCAGCAAGGATTTATCGGGCCAGTTGTGAGCAAAAGCCTGGTGATTACGGTTTATGGTCGATACCCGATGATGCCGACTGGAAACCTCACACTGTGAATGAAAAGTTTGATGGTGGGTGGCGTCCATCAATTCACATGCCGCGATGGGCATCACGCATCCTGGTGGAAATTACCAACGTGCGCGTTGAGCGGTTGAACGATATCAGCGAATGCGATGCAAGGGATGAGGGTGTTCCGCCTGCTGGAAGTTTGCTTCCTGATCACCCGGGAACATTCCTTACTCCCAAGGGGGATTTCGCAATGGCCAAGGTTGCGTTCCAGCGCCTGTGGGAATCCATCTACGGCGAAGAAAGCTGGAGCGCTAATCCCTGGGTTTGGGTAATCGAGTTTGAGCGTATTCAGTAGGGCGAGCGTATGCAATCAGTTATTTGTGAGGAAGTCGGCCTGAATAAAGCATCCCCAGCAGAGTTAAGAGCAAGTCTCGAAATGGCGCATAGCCTTGCTCAAATTGGTGTCAGGTTTGTACCAATTCCAGTTGAAACAGATGAAGAATTTCACAGGTTAGCGGCATCGGCAGCACAAAAGCTGGAAATCATGGCAGCGAAAGTAGAGAAAGCTGAAGGAGCGACAAAATGAGCAAGCCAACCGACGAAGAAATAGTTCGGGTGTTGGAAGAACACGGGCGCTGTATGACTTACGTCGTGACCAACTGGCTTAGGGATAAATATCGCACACTCAAAACGGCATACGTTTTGCGTCGTCTAAAGAAACTGGAGTTCGACGGGAAAGTAAAGCGCGTTAACAGTTCTTATATAAGACAAATTTGCTGGGAGGCATCCAGTGAGTAACCGTTTTTACATGATGTGCTTGCGTGAAACTGTGGGTAATAACGCCTCATTCCATTGCCATAACGGCAATGGTTACAGTTCTGATATCGATCGCGCTCATGTTTACACGCTGGAAGAAGCCCAAAAAGCCTGGAATTGTGGGCGAGATATCGATCAGCCTGTTTGTGCCGATAGTGTGGATGCAATGGCTGTGTGGCACGTTGATTGCCAGTACATCCCTACAGAAAGCCTGATTGAGTCAGATTGCACTGCGTATGTGGCCTACAAAAAAGGTAGCTGGAACGGCAACGATGTTTACTGGCTTCAACACGGTGGATTGCCAACAGATGACTTCAGTAAAGCGACCATCTTTAGCGTCGCCAACAAAAACGAACCAGGAATAGTTTGGTTGCCATTTTCCATTGCTGATGCAGCAAAGCGCCGGACGTTCAATATCAATAACTTTAACCGCAGAACAATGGTTCAGGGCGCAGGTTTGATCATGCCTGACTGGTTGAAAAAGCAGAACAGAAGAAAGAAGTCGCGAAGCGGGAAGGTGCGTTGGAATTGTCCGCATTGCGGAAAAATCACCTGGCAGTACAGCCCATATGATTTTGAAGGCTGTCGTGATTACAACTGTGAAGGATGGCGAGAATGACAATTGACTATCAAGAACTGCGCGAGGCGGCGGAACAGGCAACGCAAGATGAATGGGTAGCATATATTTTGCCGGGTCATAACGGCATTTATCCTGCGCGCACGTCTGAGGGTAGGCATTGCGGATACTTTATTGACTGGCCTGGCATTGATGGGCAAAGGAATGCTGGTGCTAATGCCCGTTATATCGCGGCTATCCCACCAAAAGTTGCGCTGGCACTCCTGGGCGAAATTAAGCGCCTGGAGGACACAAATATTGATGCTATGTGCCGAATAGCACCGCTTGAGACTAAGCTCGCGGCTCTGGTGGCAGAGAACGCCGGGCTGAAACTCGCAATGGCTGTAACTCTTGATCATGTGTCGGTCACGGATGCAGGGCAGGCCGGAGTTGCTGCAATGATTATCAACGATGCCCTGCACCACAGCGAAACTCCAGCTACCGATGCTTTTCTGGCTGAAATTCGTGCGGAAGCACGCAACGAGGGGATTAACTATACCGCCAGCCGTCTTGCTGCTGCGTTCAATCACGGATTTATCAATAAGTCTTTGCGTGAAGTTTTCGACGTTACACGCATGATTTTGTCAGCGAAAGAAGAGTTGGCTAATGAAGCGCATCCGATTGATGGCCTGTCTGGTGAATATGCGGAGAAATCCCTTGAAGAATGGGCGGAACAGATTCGCAAAGGAAGCAGCCAGTGAATATCGACACGACAATAACGATCGATACGCTCCTAAATACCGGTCTGGCACTTCTCGGTTGGCTTTACATCATGTCCCGCACATGGCGATGGCTGGGTTCCATTTTCCTAAAACAGTGGAAAAAACGGCGCAAACAGGAACTACGCCAGAAGGCATTAGAAGCGTTCTATGACGCATTTGAGCTTAGCCGCATTGAACCAGGTACAACAGCCAGGATAGCGACAAAAGGCGACCTGATGATAGTGATGTTCCGACAGGAGAGAGCAGAGAAAGGGGAATCAGCATGAAAATTTCCAAATTTTCTGAGTTGGTGAATCGTATTTTGTCCAACAACCACAGCCATCGTCGCGATATGGATGTAACAATCGTTGTTCATTCGCCTGGCAGCATTGGTTCAACACCTTCAGTTGAGGTTCAGTCAATTCACGCTGGTTTTGATTGGGATTCCGGGAAAGTGCTTATTTTCCCATCACAGCCACTGACCACGCTAACACCAGAACAGATTACTGATATCACTGATAGTGTGCGCAAAGGTCAGTCTTGGCACGCATATCAGGAATACAAGAAGCATCAAGAGCAGTTGGAAAAATTGTCGATTGAACTGGATGCCGCAAAACAGCGCATTGCAGAGCTGGAGGGTAATCGCACGGCGCTGGCAGTGGAGAATGAGCTGGCTCGTAAGGCAGTTCAGGCATTCTGCGATGTTGTTGGCGACAACACCGAGGTTATCGCTGAGGTGGTTGGGCGAGATGGCGTTCTGGTTATTTTGAAGGCCATGAAGGCAACAGGAAATATGTCAGCCACCGACGCTTTCTTGGCTGAAGTCCGGGCGCAGGGGGTGGATGCTGCTATAGAAGCTGCAAAAAATCTGGTGGCCCAAGAATATGAGTATAAGGATTTCAAAGCGGCGCAGAGTGATTGCTGTATGCACCCTGGTTCAGACCTGGTAGGGAAGGTTGAAATGACTGAGTGGTTAGTTGACTTTGCTGCCCAGCTTCGCAAAGGAGGCAACCAGTGAGCAAGATTGACTATCAGGCACTGCGTGAAAAGGCAGAGAAAGCAACGTGTGGTGTGTGGTCGCTCGAATATGGAGAGGGACGATTTGATGGTGATGATGCACTAATTCATCGCGAGGTTGCTGGATATATTCCCATTTGCAGAATTGAAGGAGCGCATCCTGAAAGCGGTTTCGATGAAGATTTCCAAATAGAACAGCAGGCCAATGCTGAATTCATCGCCGCAGCCAATCCAGCTACCGTGACGGCATTACTGGATGAACTGGAAAGAAACCAGCAATACATCAAACGCCGTGACCAGGAGAACGAGGAAATTGCGCTAACGGTAGGGAGGCTTCGCGTTGAGCTGGAAGGCAAAGACAGCAAAATAGCCAATCTTACCGCCGAACGCGATGCTCTTCGTGAAGGTGAGATGGGCGACGCTAGGCATAGCAACACACGGGCCGCAGCTGATATCTACTTCCAACTGGTCGAGGAGTGCGAAATTCCTGCTGGCGGATCTCTGGTCGAGTACGTTGACGATATGCGCGAGAAGCTGGAAGCCGCAGAGAAGCGCATTGCAGAGTTAGAAAGTGGTTCTCAGGCACAAAAGTTAGTTGAAGCAATCATTGTTGCGATAGAAAACGAACAGGAAAGGCTTTTTGATGAAGATTACCTAATGGATTCGAAAGAATGCATTGACGTAATTCGTGAAGAAGTAAAGCGATGGAATGATTCCCGTGCCGCTGGCATTCGCATCAACGGAGGTGAGTAGTGCGTGTGGCATGTATCGGCTTGTTACCGTACCCGACTCGTTTTTGGGCTTCTGCGCTAATTGCAAAGCCACATGTCCTGATGGCTGACAACATCATCCCGGCACCAAAGCGCCGCCATACCGGTATTGCAGCGGCACGACGAGCAGCAAAGAGACGCAGGAGAGCAAAGCGATGAAAAACCGTAAGGCAAAACGACTTTTTTTACAGCGACCTGTGCGTGTGGTGGAGCTGGTTATTAGCAACCATAAGATAGCGGTACTCCATCCATTTGGTCAGGTGGCTTTTGCCGCAAAGCGTAAGCCTACTGCGTCACAGAACAGGCGGAAGAAAGGGTACGCAGTAAGATGAAAAACCGTAAAGCAAAGATTCTGTTAGTTCGTAGAAACGCTCCTGGCGTCTGGCAGTGGGTGAGACTCAGCAACCGACGGATGGGGTTGATGAAATATTACGGGATGATGGATTGTGGTTTTTGCAAAAAGCCCAGCGCGGCGCAAAACCGCTGGAAAAACCATTTGCGCACTAAAGGAGAGTGATATGGCGTTAACACACCGCGAACTCTGTCAGATTGCGTACAAGTTCCTTAAGCGCAACGGGTTCAAGGTTTGTTTTCATGACCGCTTTATAGCTGTAACCAGTACCGGAGAACAGCCAGATGCTATGGGGTTCAGAAATTCAGCATCATGCCTGATAGAGGCGAAGTGTTCTCGTGCTGATTTGTTGGCAGATAGAAAAAAGCGTTTTCGTAAAAATCCGTCTCTTGGAATGGGCGACTGGCGATTCTTTATTAGTGAGCCGGGAATTATTTCAATTGAGGATTTACCACCTGGCTGGGGATTACTTCACGTTGTTAACGGAAGAGTACGGAAAGTACATGGGTGGCCCAAGGGTAATTGCTGTTGGGGTAACCCTGAAGATAAACCTTTTATTGGGAATAAGCAGGTTGAATGCGATTACATGTTATCTGCATTAAGGCGCATGGAGTTGAGAGGGCACCTTAATGAAATATATGACGGTGTAATTGTTAATAAGAAAGAAGGAAACGCGGCATGATCACTATTACCAAAGAGCGACTGCTGACAATCAAGCAGTGGCGCGAAACATACGGACCTGATAGCAACGTTGTACTGCCAGCAGAAGAAGCGGAAGAACTGGCGCGTATCGTGCTGGCATCGCTGGAAGCAGAGCCTGTTCTGTATCAGTCCTGCACTCGCCCCACCTGGAATAGCGGTGTTCCGTGGACGGAATGGAAAGAACGTAGTCGTGAGTGCTACGAAGACGATTTGCGTTTTACAGACACGCCTGACCATGCCGGTTGGATCTACAAATGTCGAAAACTATATACCACTCCGCCAGCGCCGATAGCGTTAGAGGCCATTGAAAACGCAATTGAATACATTCGTAGTATCGCTTTTCACATCGATGAAGACGATTACCACGGCAAACATATTGCGTATTTCATGCGACAAGCATTGGCCTGGCTGGAAGGGCATTCATGCAGCGACGACAGACTGGGTAAAGCCGACAATCAACCAGTACGCGGCAACCAGGCTGCCGAATCCAATCGCGGTAATGAGTGGACCGGCAATCCTGATATTGATAACGCAATCATCATGCTCGACCGCATAGATACGGCGGAAAGTTACGATGATGACCGTATTGAGGCTGTTAAGGCTGTTTTGCGTAGACTGGCAGGCAACTCTCCGGTAACTCCGGATGGTTGGATAAGCTGTAGTGAGCGAATGCCCCCTCAAGATGATTGGATTTTAATTTATTCAAAGCACGGCGAGTATATGGCAGGACAGGTACAAGGGGAATACGTGGAGTTGAGCGACGGCACTTTATCGTGGTTAGGGAACGCCTTGTTCTGGATGCCGCTACCAGAACCGCCGCAGGAGGCGAAATGATGGATGTAAAAGAGAAGGTTTTGCAGGTGATGCGTTCCCGGGCTGCCCTGCAAGATAAAGCTCTCGGCGGGGAATATCCATTCAGGATGGCAACCTGGAATCTGCGGTTGGCAATGGAGAAGGAATTTCCTGATGAAGAATGGCGTTCGGCAGATTTGCGCAAAATTCTTATGGAGCTGGCTAAAGACGGAACAGTATCCAAAGATACCCATGCCAGCCGGATTGGTCAGGCGGTATGGAGACTGGAGGTGAGGTAATGGCTAACCTGCAACTTGCCGTTAAAGGTGAATACTTCGATGCCATGATTCGCGGGGAGAAAACGGAAGAGTATCGCCTGTGTAATGACTACTGGAATAAGCGCCTCGTTAACCGTAAGTATTACCGCCTGATTATCACAAAGGGATATCCGAAGCGCAAAGACTTCAGTCGCAGAATTGACGTCCCGTATAACGGATATGAAATAAAAACAATCACACATCCACACTTCGGTGATAAACCGGTAAAGGTGTTCGCGATAAAAGTGAAGATTAATAGCTAAATTTCAATTAACACGGAGTAATTATGTGGCGCGGTAATAATCATGGCGGAAGTCAGATGATACTTACCGAATATACGTTCGACCACAAAACCAATAAATCACGTTCAGTATATTTGCTTCGGCACAATAGCCGTGTAAGAAATACCGTTCTGGAGCAAAATCTGACCGTTGAAATGGATAATTTGGGAAACTTCAAGCCAACAATATCGCTTGATGATTTTCCGTGTGGTTTAAGCGAAAGAGAAGCAATGCTGAAATTAGCAGAATGGCTACAAAGATTAAGCATTGCTATTGAAGATAACTGGTCTGAACCTTAAATTAATATGATGACACTAAAACATTTTCTTGACCGCCCATTATGGGCGGCAGCCGCAGGCTATGACTTTAATTATATGGATTGCATGTCTTATACTGCCAATGCATACGACCATTCGTTCAGCCTGCTGTTTAATTCTTTAAGAATATTGCCGGAAACAGAAGTTGGAGAGCTTCATTTATGGATATTGGGCTTTATCGCGGCTGGAGTTGGTATTGCCGTATGGCCTTTTATTTTCTGGCTGGTGGCTGTTGTAGTGTGGTTTAAGTGCAAGACGTACCGGAAAAAGTATTTCTTAGGTGATGGAATGACTGATATTGCCAAAATGAACATTGAAAAATGGACTAAGGAATGTGAAAAGAAATGGCGCAAAAAGAAATGACTACTCTAACGACAGCATACTTACAGCAATTGGTATTTTTTGCAGGCGAGGCTACTTGTCATCCTGACGCAAACTATTTATTGGAATTTGAGAGGTTAGCGTCACCCGGTATCGTTCTGGAACTGGCCCAACAGGTGCTGGCCTTGAGACAAAAAGAGCAACATGAAAGTAATACGTGTAGATTGAATTTTGAGCAGTGGCTGGAACAGCAACGCGGAAAAATCGATGTGGACTGTGGTTGTGTGTCCACTGAAACATTCATGCACTGGCTGCGGGTAGCTTACGAGGCTGGCAACTATCCGGATATTCCGGATAGTTCGGTGCCAGTGCCAGGAAAGGGCGTCACCGGTGAACGTATCCGCATTAAGCCGCATGTTTATCGCGAACTGGTTAACCGTCTCCACGATACAGCGATCAAGTGTGCTGGCACCCAGCAATTACGAGAAAGAATTAGCCGTGTTTTGGGCGACGTTATTACGCCATATCATCATAAACAAGCCGAGAAAAGCGGTCTGGAAAGGTGTCATCTTGAGGCAGCATTAAACATTAAGCCGGGGCATACGCTTGGCATTATTGATGCACTGTTGGTTCATAAGATGGCCAGGGCTTTATTGTCGTTGGTGGACGCTGGTGATACAAGCGAGGGTGAAGTATGAGAGTTGCAGATCACATCAAACACCTTGAAAGAATTATCGAAAACGGTGAACTCTTAAGAGATCAGATGAGACGCACGGCAGAAGCCAGGGAGGCGATAATCCACAGTCAGGCTGGTAAATTAAAGCAATTGTCAGAGATTAACACGCTATACAAGAACAGACGTAACCGGGCGGTGATGCGGCTTCAGAAAGCACGTAATGAAATTAAATTGGTGGAGGCAAAACTGAAAAAACAGATCCAGCGTTACGATCAGCAAGATGCTTTTTATGCCGCCATCAAGGCGGCTGCTAATGAAATAGGCATCTGGAAGTTGCTGGTGGAGAAAGCAAAGACGAAGTTAAATGCCAACGAAAGCTGAACTACAGGTGCCCACCAGCACATACAGAAAATGATTGTTTCCACATCAAGGAGATTTTAATGTTTCACTGAAACATTAAGTAAGCCAGTGCATAATTCCATTTTTTACTGACCTTAAAAGCAAAATCAAAACGATGATGAGGATAATAGCCAGAATCTGGCTAATAATAGGCGCATCTAAAAATGCACTCAGGAACTGAAAAAAAGCGTTCATTCAGGTGGTTCCTTGTCAAATGTAAAGGTGCACTTGCTCACGTTGACGTAGAAACCCAACCCCTATATAGTTGGATTCGGTGAATGAAAGTCGTTAACGTGAGCTTACGGCACATGTTTTCGGAAAAACATCAGGGAACGGCTAATTCCTTGATGCGGGTGGGGTCTGTAATGCAGACCCTATCTATTAACGTCATGATTGCATCTCAAATTTTCTCCTTATCTTCAATTAATCTACATTCATTTCATCTGTTAGCCACCACAATATGTAGAAAATGGCCCTCTTGCAAGTGCATAACTTTGTGGATAACTCAGGAAGGAAAAAGTGGCTTTCGCGCACCTTAGGTC